GGATAAACCTACCCCGAGGTGCCCTGGTGTTACCTACGTTTAGTTTACGGAGGAACCAAGGGCTGTAGGAGCCGATGCCTTCAATGAAGTTACTAGCTGTGCTCTTAGCTAGGTGGATAATATCTGCGTTACTGGGGTAAAAGCTCACCTTGTTATAGGTGTGCTGGATAGGATCAGTAACGATAGGTGCAGAGTCACCGTTCTCTAGCTGGAAGCAGCTAAAGCTGTTAGGCCAACCTTGGTTCTTAAGGTTATAACGATGGGTAGCAGTCAACAATGTAGGACGCTGGTCAATATTCAGTCCGTCTTCCACCCCATCGAAGTCTCTGATCTGAATGTTGATCAGTGTAATGCTAAAGGTAGTCGTAGCATCATCGAATTCAATGTAAACAGGCTCGATCTCTTCACCTACTACGAACAGATACCCGTTACCTGCAGCAAAGTTCAGCTCTTTGTCACCCACTGCGCCAGGAAGAGTAAAGCTGCTCAGGTCAATGCTGCTAGATCCAATGTAATTAGCACTTAAGCTGTCTGCTGTAGCGTCAAAACAGAACAGCTCGAAGCCAATCTGCACAACTACGAAGTCTCTACCCCCTACACCACCTACAGATTTCCACAGGAAGTTATTCACCCCTGCAGTTCTGAAACCAATCTTATCGAAGGTAAAGAAACCGTTGTAGTTAGCCTCTAAATCTGCCCCAAGACGACGACGAATGCTGCCATCCTTGCGCAGATCCATGTTATCTAACTCAAGAGCAGCGTTCTCAGGGAAGCTCAGAGGCGTAGCCTCAGTGATCTTACCCTTAGAGAAATTGAACTGCTGGTATTCTTGGGCAACTCTAGCCATGTTTTATCCTGCTTGATGCAGCTTGGTAATCATGATATTCATGTCGTAAACATTAATCGTTGCACTAGAGTTAAAGTACAATTCAGCCCCATTAGCTAGAAAAATAGCACTAGTGTGGAAGCTAGAGGTGAAATCAAAACGATTCAGAGCACTGGAGCCCTTGATTACCTCTGCAGTCACAGCAGAAACCACACCCACACCACCACCAATATCGAACTCAAGGTCAAAATACGGCTTAGGTGCTGCGGTATCTGCCTTGAATCGGAACGTCACTTCGTAAACATCGTCAATAGCAGCAGGTGTGATCCTGTTTGTGCTTGTGTTCCAGTAGTTCGTGTCTCCATCAGCTACGTTAGTAGCGTCTGTGCCAGCACCAAGCCCATCAATAGTGATTTTTGTACGCACACCAGAAGACAAAGCCAGCTTAGAGCTAACATCGTAGGTGCTATCGAAGTAATGTGCCCAGCCTGTGGACTTATTTCTGAACCCATTAGTAGCGATTTCGTCAAGATTCAAGTACCGAAGCTGACTGACGTTATTCACAGAGCTGCTAGGCGTAATTACCTTGCCTGTGTCAGACGTAGTAGCACTGGTGATATGCTTAGGCTCGTGAACCTGGGCACTACTTAGAGTTGTGTGTTCAAGATTCGCCATCTGTCTCTGCCTTCTCTGCTCTTGCGTCTATGTGCGCTTGGATTTCTTGTCTTCGTTTTCTTTGCTGTCGTTTAACTTCTTGCTTTTCTTCTTTCTCTTGCTTGAAGTCGAGGTAATCCTGCACAGCCTTGCCAAGGCTACGTAGTGATGTATACCTACCTGACAAAGCATCTGGTACTGATCCTCTTGTAGACTTCAGTGTGTACATATTAAGCTGAGGTACTTTCTCTGGCTTCAGTGTTACTGCGCCTACCTCGAACTCATAATCTAATGCTAGCTCTAGACCTTGTTGGGTCAAGTCCATTACTTTCTCCCAAAGTTATTCAGGTTACGAATACCGCCACGGGTTCTCCACTTCTCAAGAGCCATCCATCCCTTGTAAGCACGGCTTGTTTGCTCCTGCTTAGCGTTAGCTACTTGAGCGATCTCAATGCTGCACACAGACTTCACTTCAGCTAGCAGGTACGGAAACACCTTGCTAGGTAAATCAGGAACAAAGCTGTCACTGAGCGTGAACACAGGCTCTTTGTACGCTACTACCTGCATCTTGCTGGTTTGCAGAGTAGAGTCTACTGCACTGTTAAATGCGTCAAAGATCAGTGTCTCATCATCTACAGAGGTGAAGTACTTAGGTGCTCTGTCGTTGTACACATAGAACACAAAGCCACTAGGATCAGTCACTGACTGTACGTTAGTGTCGCTGAGAGCATCGCCTCTACGCATGGTGTGCTTCAGGAACTCGTCTACCTCAAGATACTTAACCAGTGTCCACTCAGGATCACCAGCCACAGTGTCACGAGAGTCGTAGTACATAGTCTCATTCAGGAGTTTCTGAATGTTATCTTGGATAGTCATGTGTGTGGGACGAGCAGGGTTCCCACCAGAGGTAGGACGAATCAGCTCACGCAGGTGAGGCCAGTCTTTACTGTGGATAATATTAAAGTAAACGTCACGAATCGTAGTCGCAACGTCAGTAGCCTCTGGCGTATCAGAGATACTGTTTACTTCATCGGACCCCATGCTGTTCAACACAGCTTGAGTCATTTCTAGCACAGTCATTTTAGCCATCAGCGTTCTCGCACAGTTCTAACCACACTGCATTGTTCTTGTTTACGTTATCCCTAAGCTCTTGTCTGTCTGTATCTCGTGTGTACACAGGAGAGTACAGGGAGCAGTAATCACTCAGAGAAACGGTCTTGCACCCTGTCACGGTAATCGTCATCAGAGTCAAAGCGATCACGAGTCTTGACACTCTTTGCAATCCTGTCAGCATGTTCACTAAGCTCCTCAACTTTTGTGTGACTAGCTGCTGACTTCCAGCCTACGTTGTACGCATAGAACAACGCACCGACAAAGGCTAGAAGCAGCATCATCTCAATCATTGCTTGGGCTTCACCAGCAAGGACTTAGCTTTGTCAAGCAGGTTCTTCACTCGTGCCAGCACTGCATCGTCTTTCTCTGTGGGTGTGAGTGCAGCAATACCCAGCAGAGCAATCAGCAGACCATCAAGAGCCAGAACCCAGGACGGCAGTACGTCAAAGATCATCATTAGATCTTCCATAGTTACTTCCTTTTCTTGGGCTTAGACACCATCGTGGAACGGCTCATGCCACCACGGACGTTAGGCTTGTTCATGCCTGTCTTTTTCTTGTCTTTCTTCATCTTGTTAGCAGATCCGTACGAAGAGATATTCGGCATTGTTAACTCCTGTGCTTACGCACTTTCTTGGCTACTGATTTAGGTTGACTTGAAAACTGCTTTCCTGCTTTGGTATCTTTGCGCTTCTTAGCTGATGTTCTAGCGTATTCAGAAGGGCTAAGTGCCTTGATTGCTTTCTCTGGTAGATACCTCTCACCCGTAGCTTTAGGCCCTTGGGTACTAGGCTTCCCAGACTTTGTTCTCCACTTTTGTTCTGTCCACTTCTTTAGGGACTTCTGCGGTTTCTTCATGACTTATACCCGCCGCCTTTGGCTTTGTATTCCCGTGCCAGCATCTGTGCCTTGCGAGCTGACCACTGACCGGGCTTACCGCCCTTACCACCAGCCTTGATCTGTTCAAACAGGCGTTTCCTCATAGCTGGTTTAGTGTAGTTACCTGCTTCGTTTACTCGGCTTTTTGTTTTTGGCACGAGACTCCCCCTCTACACCTTTGATCTTTCCTGCACGAGCTGAAGCATAAAACACGGACTCACCTTTCTTAGCTCCGTACTTATCCTTCATCTCCTTCATGATCTTCTTGCCTTTCTCTGTGAGCGGCATAGTTCCTCCAGAGGATCAGGCCCCCCGAAGGGGGCCATCACCATTTACTTACAGCGTGTTCTTCTCAAGGAACGTAATCACCATACGGGCTTGCCCGTCAGTGAACGAACCAGAAGCAGCAACAACGAGATAAGCATCCAGCGTTGTGGACACAGCAGCCCCATCAAAGGAACCGGATGTCTTCACAACGTCAACGCCATCGGGCGACACAACTTTGCCGTCAGCGTTGATGTTTGCAAGTGCCAGAGCAGTACCCGTGAAGATACCGTCTGCGTCGATAGCAGCGCCTGCCTTGCTGTACGTACCCACTACGTAGCTTGTGCCACCAGCGAATGCGTCACACACGAGGAAGGTTGCATCGAGGATCGTAGCCCCTGCAGGGATGTACGGAATAGCTTCGCTGAAGCTGTCAGGAGTGGAACCACCCCCAGCATCTGCATCGAACCCAGGCAGATCATCGTAGGAAAAATCCACGACAAGCTGCTTGATCCCGCCACCAACAGAGACAACCTGATATGCCTTATCACGGGGAGTCTGAGGACCGTAGTGCCGTGTAAGACCGTCTTTGTTTGTGAAATCAGCCATTGTTGATCTCCTTAGACAGCAGTCGTGTCGGTGAGGACACAGACCATGTTCTCAGGACGGAACAACTTCACACCCCAGCGAGCAGTAGTGATGTACTCCTCACGCTGGAAGTCTTTGTTGAATTCCGCATCAACTTCAGGCATTTGACGCCAAGCACCCATGATCGGGAGCACCGTGGAATCAGCAGAGAAGAACAGGTTTTGAACCCCGTTCGTGATGCTGTTCGAGGAGCCACCGTGAGTGATTGTCTCGCCAAGGCCAGAAGCAAGGTAGTTGCTCTCGTAAACGTCAAAGCCGTACACGTTACGAATAAAGCGCATACCCGTGGTCAGACCTGTGCCGATGATCCCTTCCCAACGGGGGTTGTAGGTCACATCAGAGAGGCCCGTGAGGGTCTCAAGCTGATAGCCCACTGTGGGGTCAACGATAGCAATCAGGTTGTTCAGCGGGACGTTGGCCTTCTTAAGAGCCAGCTTTGCGTAAGCAAAGTCAGCAGGGTCCATCGTATCGCCAGTACCTGTAGCAACGTAACGGTGATCGTACCCGTTGATTGCGTTTGCTGCACTTGCAGTCTGAGAAGTACCTGTCTGAGAAGCTGTCGGCCCCGGCGACTTCAGGATGTCTGCTTCCAGAACTTCCATAATTGCACGAGACTCTTTAGCTGCAAACTGGCTCATGACACGCTGCATGTAGAAGGAATCTTGGAGATTCTTCTTCGTCACGTAGTGTGCGGAACCCAGGTACTCAGTGATCGAGAACTGGAATTCACCAGTATCAAGAGCACTGTACTTAATAGCCTGATCTTCAACAACTGTTTGCGTTGTTGCTTGACCAACCGAAGGCACCGTGAAGGTGGTCCCATCGGGGAACTCAGTCAACCAATCGACCCAGTTTTGCGCCTCAAGTTCATCTTCGAGGATTTCCTTGAGCTGGGCGCTGTACAGTTCGCTGCGAATCAGGAGATCGCTGTTAGCGGTAGTCATTCCACCAGCCATAACCTACTCCTTATTTATAAAAATCCGCACCAAGGCGGGCTCTGTCTTTGAAAAGTTTTTGTTGTGTAGCACCTTTCCAATATGCTTTAGGATCGGTTTTACGCAACTGTTCGTAGTACTTCCAAGTGCCATCAGAGACACCTTGACTCATACCATCTGTGTTAACACTGGATTGGATCTGACGAGTGGGGTTCCCAGTAGATCCGAAGTACGCAAGCACAGCTTTCGGAGACTTCATAGACATCTCTTTAAGATCCTGCACAGAGACACCTAGTTCCTGAGCTTTACCTGCCAGTGCTTCCTTTGCTTTATCACCGTACCTCTTCAGCAGTTCATCCTGAACAGAAGCAAGGTTTTGTTCTTGCTTTTGCTGAGTCTGGTACTGGTTAAACAGCTCCGGTACACGAGATGCAACAAGCTCTTCAAGGCTCGCTGGGTCCACACTTGGCTGAGCGCCTTGCGATTCCTGAGCTTGTGGCTCAGTCGCCTGTGATTCCCTTTGCTCTAGTCTCTTAAGTACTTCTTCCATACCTTCCCTCTTTTGTGCTTCAGATCTTAGAGCTTCTAACTCTGCCTGCAAACTAGAGTAAGACTCTTCTAAGTTCTGAATATGCTTCTGAGCGTGCGGTACGGACTTAAGAGCATCCTCTTGAGTCTTGTACTTTTTACCTTCTCCAATCCATTCGGACAGATCAGGCTCTGGCGCGGCTTGTTGGCCGTCAAACAGGTCGGTGGTTTCCGACATAAGTTACTCCTTAGCTAAGGTTAGTAGTGCAACAACGTGCTTGAATGCACGTATTTCTCCAAGGATCGTAGCTACTTCATTATGCCAGTTAGCATTACTAAGAATTTCACTACTCTCCAAACGAGATCTTCTACTCTCGATTTGTTTTTCGAGAATCCCACGGACAATCTTGAACTCCTCGTCCGCAGTTAATAGCTTTTGTTTAACCTGCTCTTTGGTCTCTGGTGTGACTTCTCTAAAGAACCGTGAGTCCATTAAAGCGCACCACCTTCCAGAGCAGCTTCATCAACGTCAGCAGGCGTCATACTCTCTTCTTGGATCTGACGCTGGTATTCTTGAGTCAGTCTGATGCTTTCAGCTTGTTCCTCTAGGCGTACGTTATCTCGTACCAGTTCGTACTTAGCGAAGCCTAGAAGCTCTTCAAACATCTGAGCCTCTTTCTTCCCGCTAACGTGATTCATAACAGATGGATCACCTCCGAAGATTGCGCGGAACCCTTGATAGTTCTGTACCATTTGGGCACGGGCTGCAAAGTGACGGGCTCCGACAGGGCGGATTTTACCTTTAGCACGAATGTCAGCAGGGGTTACGCTAATGAACTCTTGGATACCAACGTCAGTGTCGATGACTTGAATAACGTCAGCAGCATCAAGTTCCATCCGTGCAAGCTCAAGCATGTTGTTAAGCAGCGGTTCCAAGATATACATCTCAAAGTGTACAACTTTCTCTTGGAACATCTTGCTGCTGTTCTGCTCTAGGATATTCACCTCGAATGCTGTCTTCTCCCCAGGAGTGCGGATACCTACAGCTTGTCGAGGTGCGCCTGCAAATTCCTCCATTTTCTGTTCAAGGATTGCAATCTGTGTGTCAGCCGTCAGGGCTGTAGCATCAATCTTTAGTGTCTCAATGTCTCCATCGTCGCCTAAGAAAATCTGTGCAAACGGCTGCCAGTCGAACTCTTCTACCTGCCCCTTGATCTTCAGAGGCGGGTGAGCAATCAGGTCAAACAAGTCAGCCTTGATGTTCTCAAGATGGTCAATGCGGTACTGCATACCCACTAGGTTATCTAGCGGTCCCATGCCGTAGAGGTTATCAGGACGCTTACGCCACTGTGTGCCTACGGATGTTTTCTCTCCAGACCATGTGGGGATAGGTTGATCCCGAAGCACCGTAGTGCGATCCATCACCGTGACCACACGGTTACGCAGGTACTTCTGATCTGCCTCTAGGTACATATCTCCTTTGAACTCAAGGATCTCTACCCACCCTGTTCTGAGGTACTGAGAGTACGTACCAAAGCCGTCGATCTGCATGCCAAAGGCTTTGTCAATATCGCTGTCCCGGTAGGCAGCAAGCTGCTCTCTGTTCTTCTTGATCTGATCCAGGGCAGACTTCAGATACCCAGCACTAGGGTTCTCTTCGATTTCTTTTTCAAGCTCACCAATACTCTTGACGTAGCGTGTGATCTCAGGAGACTCACCTATGCTAGGAGCAATCGGGTTAATACAAATATCCAGAGGGCTACGACGAATAGCACGAGGCCCTTGACGAATAACCTGTAGCTCACCGTCTACCTCGTGATACTCTTTAATGTACTCACAGTCTGCAAAGACCGTGCCATAATCTATGTAATCATATATCATCTGATCTACTACGTCAATAAAATTAAACTGACGTAGCTTATTAGCAACATAAGCTTGGATTACTTCTGCCTTTGCTTTAGTTGCAGAGTCTGCATCATAGGCTTCCCAACGAAGCCAGTTATCATTAGGAAACAAAGCAGACTTATAATTAGCGTGTAGGTTATCTCTGATCTGGCAGATCTTAGGCAGCGTGGTTTTGTTCTTCCACGGTAGCTGCGAGTTAGTTGTAGTCGTAGTGTCCGTAGCAAAAACGTAGTTCCGCAGTTCACGCTTCTGCTCTTTCCATTTAGCACGAGCCATGTCCCACTCACGCCAAAGGTCAGACACTCTCTCAGCGAGATTATCTTTGGTGATGGCTTGTTGAATCTGGGCTACTTTACCTGCCATAATATTCTCTTATCAGCCAGCAAATGCGACACCGCCGAAGCGGGAATCAAACACTACGTTATCTCTGCGTGTTCTTAATGTGTTCCTAGTAGGTGCCACTGCGATATCAATAGCTGCTGTTAGTGCGTCTTTGATATCATCGTGTGGCGGTCTAGCTAGCATTAACTCTTCTTCAAGTAATGTACACATCCCGTTCTTTTGGTGCCATATTTGCATGTTATCATACTTAGGTTCTAAAGTTGCAGCGATACGCTCTTCCTTAGAACCAGAGTGTCTAGTAGGATTATGTTCATCAATACTTAACATAAGCCCGTTAGGAACAATATATGAATCTTTAAGTTCCTTAACTAACACCTTCTGCGCTACTGATACTTCACACCGGATCTTTCTGAATCCCCACTTCATATGTAAATCAAGCAGGGCATCGTAGTAACTCTTGATCTTATCTGTCTTGAACCTGTCAATATCTAGTACGTAGATTCTGTTCTCTGAATCAATACCCACTACAACAATAGCTGTGTAGTCTGCTTTCTTGTTCAGACTGAAAGCAAAGTCCATTGCTGCAACTACGTTCAGCTTACGATCCTTAAAGAACCAAGACCCTCTGTCGTTAGTCAAGAACTTAGAATCAAAGTACTGGAACTTATCCCTAGTGATTCTGTTACTTGTCGGATCGTTCGGATCGTTGTAGTACTGTGCGTAGAACTGGGTTGTGTCTACGTACTTAGCTTTCTTACGGGCTAGCTCCTTGCGATCAAAGCCAAACAGCTTGCCATCGTGGCGCATCTCTCTAGGCCAGAGGAACACACCCTCCTGCTCCACTACCTTCTGGAACACCTCGTACACCCTGTCAGTGTGAGAGACCTCTCCCCCTCGCTCGACTCCTTCTC